CTTATAGATATGTAATCGTCAGGAACGAACTGCATATCTACCTCCTTTCTTCCGTACGCGTAGCCGTCAAATTTCAACGACTTCAGCTTAGAGACGAAGCTAAGCCGAGACCAAGGCTTTACAACCTTGTACGCGTACGTCCTGCGTACCTCGCCCACGCTAGGCGAGTATACGTCTCTTTTCCTGCCTCCATCTCGACCGTGTGACCACTGCCATGCAGTAAAAGCCATCCGTTCGTCAGGATCCAAGGCTCTTCGTAAGCCGAGGACACCTTCGTTTTTTTCCTGAGAAGGGGGGAGCGGTAAAGGTGTATGACACCTATGCCACATCTCCCGTCCCCTGCTGAAAGCAGGGTACGACTTAGGATGAAGCGAAAGTTGTGAAGGAAGAAAGCCCCATTTCTTGCCGATTCGAGAGTGGACGAACGCATCTGTCCACTCGCGGGAGCCACGTACTGCGCTGGCAATATGAAGCATCCCTTTAAAATCGGTTTGAAAACCTCCTCTCCTCAAATGGCGCACCTCACGCCATTTACCGCCGCCGCTTAGAAAAGCAGTCGAGTTGACCTCGGCTACAACTTCGCTACGTATCGTCTTTTTGTCATTAAGCTTCCAACCGGAAGGATAAGACTCAGCCGATACGTAAGCATCTGAACTTACTAAGCAATCGTCCCCGTTTACTAGATAAGTGGCCTTATGGCCTCTCATCGCCCAACGGGCTGCAAGGTAAGATTGCAGACAAAGCAGCGGAAAGGAAAGGTAGGCCCCCATCATCTGTCCGTGGGTCACTTCGCCCTCGATCACACCGTTCACCGTTACTAGCGGCCTGAGAGATAAGTGAGCAAGCTCACGAATCCCACCAGGAACGCGTTCACACTTACTAAGGAGTGACGCGAGGATGGCCTCTGTGGACTCGAGGGACAAATTATCAGTAGCGCTGACCAGGTCAATGCTAGTCTGATACTTGTACCTACAAACAGACGAAATCTTCTCCGACGTCGGCGGTCCGACAAGGCACCAAGATTGCTTGGAAAGATGCTTATAAAGCATCTTGTGCAAAGGTGCAAGGTAATCGATGGCTTTATCATAAATGATAAGAGGCCTGACTTTCCCTGCACTAAGCACTTCCTTGTACCGCGCTTGAAATGGTATCCCAGTGACAAAGGGACCACTTAAGCATTGACCGACGTAGGACTTCCATTCGCCCATCCAAGCATGGTCGGCTCTCTGTTCAGAGAACCTAGCTGTGGCATTGGGGACATGAGAATACACAAATTTCTCATA